ATATTGCCATAGTTATTCTCCTTTATCCTATATGCCTGTGCCACTTCTATAGAAGTGATTGTTGATTCTAACAAGAATGTTAGCATTTGATACAGTAGTATCCTGATTTTCAGGATCTTGTGTGATATCAATTGCTTGAACCGCGAAAGTAGCTGCAGTACCTGAGGCACTTACATCTAATTGCACGCTTGATATTCCTGTTTGTGTTACACCGCCTGCAGTTGTAACAGAGTAGTTTTTGAACAAATCCGCTCTAGTAAAAGCCTCATCTGCGTCCATTAAAAATACTGCATCTGGATCATCAACAACAAAGGCAGTAATATCGCCTTGAGTTGGTGTGATTGAACCAGGGTAGTAATTTCCGTACGTTGGCTTTTGAGTAGTTGGATCGTTGTAAAACACTCCGTTAAAAACACCCACAACAGCATCACTAGTATTGCCAGTATGTCTTTCGATATTACCAGCCGTAGTAGGCTGTACCAAGTCACCTTGGAATATCGCAGTCGCATAACCTGCTGCAATTGTGTATCTGTTTTGGGCTCCTGCTAATGGTGTACCATCTAGTTTTCTGTATGGTCTTAGACCAAACTTTTCCAGTTGATTTGACATCGTCAGTTCTCCTTAACTTAGTTAGTTTATATTAATCCAAGCTATCTATAGTAGGTAATGCAAAAAAATTATTTTTTACGACTACCACCAAAGGTAACTCTAGACTGTCTATCAATATTGATAGGCATGTCCGGGTGTTGCTCCTTCATAAGATCTCGATCTATCGCGTCTGTTCTGTCTTGAGTAATTTTTTTAAAATACTCAGCACGACTTTTCAATATCTCCTCCGGTATCCTTGCCAACACAAGGCCACCAATTCCGATTAAACCAGCATGTTTTCCTTCATGAATAACAGGGTAATCATGTTCACCGAGTTCACTTAAAATAGTTTCGGCTTTTACGAATTCCCAACCTTCTCTTAGTTTTTTAGATACATTACCTGGATCTTCAAAACCGTTAGTCGAAGTTCTTATCCATCTGTGTGCATATCCTTGCGGTGCAGCTGGCGCATCCAAACTGGATGGTGGAGTCCAATCTTTCTTTCTAGAAAGTTTAGTTCTAGATTCAGACTCGCGTGAAGTTTTTTTAATAGTTTCCATATTAGGCTCCTTCCTTCACGTATTTTGCGTATTCCTCTAGCGGCACCCCTAATTTCTTAGCGATAACTACCTGTGATTTGGTGAGTTTCACAGACTTGCGTCCACCTGATCTTCTGCTAACAGAAGCTACGTTTTGGACGGGTGTAGCTTTTGTTATTTCTTCAGTAGAAGATTCGGCAAATTTCTGAGGGAAATACTCCTTCATACGTTTGTTGATTTGATTATAATAGGCATCACTCTCCGCGTCAATTCCCTCCTGCAACAGGTCTTCATGTATTCCCATAGCAGCAGAAGTTAATACTCTGTCAGATCCAAACCATTCATTATCAGTAGCCCATTCTTGAGCTCTTGTGCTAATTTGTGGCTGTGGTGCCTGATTTTGTTCTTCAACAGGTTGTGATTCTACTTCTTTTTTTCTAGACTCTTTTTCATTAAGAGTGATCGAAACTTTTTCCTTCTCTACAGCTAATTTAGTAAGCTTATCTTGAGCTTCCATAATTAATTCTGCATCTTGAGAATCTAACGCTACTTTTAATTCAGATTTTGCTTTGTCCCTTTCTGAATCAATCCTCGCATTATATTCGTTAAGATAGTTAGTATCAGTTTCTTCAAATTTCTTCTCAGCAACTTCATACTTACTTTTTAAACCTTTTGCATATTCTACTGCCGCTCTTTCTCTACGTTCAGCTTCTTTAGCTTGAAAGGTTAACTTTTTTATTCGTTTTTGAACTTTGTCAGAATAATCTTGAAGACCTGACTCCTCTTCTTTTTCTTCTACTTGTTCAAATTTAGCTTCTGCTTTTGGTTCTTCTACTTCTTTTGTTTCGTGTAAAAGTTCTTTTGCAGTTTTACCGCCAGAAACATCCGTGTAACCTAAATCAACATCTTCTTTTTTTTCAAATTCAGATGCCGACTCTGTTGGTGTTTCTACTTCTATTGTTTGATCATTAACACCATCTGTGTCTAATTCCACTGATGGATTTTTTTCTTGTATGTCTGCCATTTAGTCCTCCTAGTAATGGTGCAAAATATCGTTGGGGTCGTTTATAGTTGAAATGACTTCATCGTCATTTAAAACTCTTACTTCTCCACCATCTATTTTGAATCTAGAACCTGCGTACCTACTAAAAATTATCCATTCATTTAGTTTGCACCAAGGCCCTTTAGGAAATTTCTCTTTATCGTGATAACAAAGATCTCCCATTTTTAATACTAGACCACACACTGTAGTCATTTGTATTGTTTCTTGTGTAGTATCAGATAACCAAAGACCGCCCTTAGTTTTTTTAGGCCCTGCAAAAGGCAGAACTAAAATTCTATATCCAGTTGGTGTTGGTAATTTATCTAATGTTGATTTGTCGATCGCTTTTGGATCAAGGACTGTTTCGACTTCATCTTTTGCCTTATAGGCATTTAGAAGCGCTTCAGTCCGTTTCGGTGTCTCCGTGGACTCTATCATCTTCATACTCCGTTGTTGTCAGCAGGTCTTTAAGATCCTGTTGCAGATCCTCAAGAGATCTGATTTGACCCCTAACATATTGTAGTTTCTCCATGGTGTCAACACTATATATAGCGTGTGACTTGAGTCGAGCTAAACGTTTTTTAACTCTATGTTGTACGAGAGATATTGTATCTATATCCATTATTTTCTTTTTAATGAAATTTTACTTTTACCTTGTTTTAATAATTGAAAACCATATTCATTTACTATTATTTTTAATACTGCATCCATGTCATAGTAAGGATAATCATCAAAAATAAACACCGAACCTGGTTTTGATCTTTCTCCAAAAAATATTGCTTCTTTGATTACATCTACTGTTTTATGTGGACCATCAAAATGAACTAGATCATATGTATTTATAATTTCTTTTTTTTCTCTGTAGATAGGCACACCATCATAAAAACTTTTCATAAATTCATCATCACCTAATTGGTACAATGTAAAATTTTCAAAGTTTAAGTCTCTTAATAAATCAACTTTCATACTATTTGTATAATTACAAACAATTGATGGCTTGTTATCAAAATGCGGGTAAGATATATTACCGTAAGGATCTATACCAATGTGCCAATGTTTTTTATGCTTAAGATATTCTAATATTAATTTAGAACCTAGTCCCTGCCTCACACCTATCTCGACTGTAAGTAAATTATCTGATGTTAAGGATTCACAGGCTTCTATTAATATTTCGTATTCTTTACTATCACCACCTATCATAATTTAAATTGTTGAAGCACGTTTAGTTTTTCTTCTGCTTCTGATATTTTGGTAATTAGTTTATCTATTTCATCAATGTGTTGTGGGTGCTCACCAATCGCTACAGGTTTTTCTAAATATATTTGAATAGTTGCATCAGCTTCAGATATTTGAGCATTATATCTGTCTTCTAATGCTTGTAATAGTGTTCTCCTTAGACTCATAAAGAATCTATATATTATTTAGTATTTTTGTAAACTAAAAAACGCCTTCGAATTTAGTGCCTTTAATTGCAGCACCTGCACCTCTACAAATACCACCTTCTTTGAATTTAGGAACTGGTCTACCTCTACCTGCATCTCCATATGCACTTGTAGTTGTGTCCATCATCATTGATCTAGAAGGCTTAGAAATTTTACCTTTTGATGCTGTATCTTTTTTTCTACGTTTCATCGCATCGATGTAAGCTTTTCTTCTTTCGGGGTCTTTCATCATTTTTTGATGAGCTTTGTATTTACCTATATCAGCCATTATAATTTTCCTTGTTTGATTAATTTCTTTATATCACCTTTGGTAAGACCAGTTAAGTCCACCTTAGGTTTTACCGATTTAATATCTGGTGATACTTTATTTAGTTTCCAAGGTCTAAATAGTTTTTTTATCCATTTCCACATTTTATGTCCTTACGTTAGCTGGTTTTGGTCCTGCATTACTTACTGATCTTTTTCTGGCAACAGCAGAGGCCTTTTGCGACTTTGACATCGCTGTGGCTTTTGCAAGTGGTACGCACTTCGGATACTTCCGCTTTGAACCACTGGCAGATTTTCTTCCACACTCTTGATACTTGCCGCCTTTTTTCTTTGCTCCAATATCTACCCATTTTTCATTAAACCATTTTGTTAGTCCACCTGTTCTCATCGCAGGTACACAATTTGGAACCATTCGATTCCCTTTTTTCTTCATTCCTTTTTGAACGTAACCTTCCCAACATGAACCTTTTTTATTCATTACTTCACACCTTGAAAATTAAGTCCTCTTATAGCTGCACCACCACCTCTTGAAAATTTAAGTGACTTTAAAGTCTTAGCTTGTCCTGCATGTGCTTTAGATGCTTTTTCTAATTTGTTTGCAACTTCTATGATTGCGCCTTTGTTTGCTTTCTTAGGTCCCCAATCTTTTCTTTTTACTCCTGATGGATCTTTTGCCTTACCGGCACATATTTTTGAAGCATATGCATTAGCATAAGCTGATGGATAAACTTTAAATTTTCTTTTTGCGGCTGCTTTGCCTCTAGCACATAATTTTGTCATATTTTTTGCATTCCTGGATTAGTTGATAGTATATTTTTTTCCGCTCTAGGTCTAGCTACTGAATCTTTACTTCTTTTACGTAGTTGAGCTATCGCAGATTCCTTTAATGCTCTTTCTTTTTTTTGTTTTTGTAAATCTCTTTCTAAGTTCATTTTTTATACCCTAATCCTGTTGTTCTGTTTCCATATAATTTATTCCAATACCATGAAGTTAATTTAGTTGACCAGTGGTATATAAATGTTACTAAATATTTCATTTCTTATCCTTATTCATTCCGCCCCTAAAGATCTGAGTTCCCTTAATACCATAAATGCTCGCAACGACAAGGATCCAAAGATTAGTGAACCATGACGGGAGCTGCGAAAACATGTCAAAAAACAGTTTTACTTTGTCCATGGCTGACGGATCGTCTGATACCACTGCCCAAGCCAAAATTCCTATGGGCAAACTTAAAATTATCAAAACGGCCTCGTCCTTCCAGTCCGATTGTCTGGCCTCTAATAATTTTCCTTGGTAAGCTTCCTCACCTTGAGCCATCTTTCTTGCATGCATCATTTGTGCGTCCGCCATCAGCATCTTTGTCTCTTGACGTTTCTTAAAGATGTGCGTACCCGCTTGTGCTGCTAATTTTATCGCGCTTAACCACATTGTAATATTTATCCTGTCTTCTTAAACACATGTATTCTATCAAAATATCAATACATTCGTAAGCCCTAGTGCCTGATAGTCTCCATCTCCAGGTCTGGGTCCAATGAGCCTTTCTAAGTCTCACTTTCATTACGTTACCACCAAAAAAATCAGAAAATCTATCTAAAATATCTTTATCACACATCTCAATACCACATTGAAATGTTTTTCTTCCGTTCCCCTTACCCCAAATACCAAAACTTCCCTCACCATCAAAAAGACCAGCTAGGAAAAGTATTTTATTTTTTTCTGAAAGACTTTCGTAAGAGTTTTTTTGCATCTTGAATTTTTATTCCCTGTGGATTAGGTCCTCTCTTAGGCGGTGGCCCAGATTTAACCCCTCCACTTAATGAATTATTTCTTCTTTGAGTCAATTTTTTCTCTCGCTATCTCTAATCTCTCATCTGACTGTGAATCTTGTGTTGCAAGTCTGTCATAATCAAATTCTAGTCTTTGTGCTGCTCTTTGATTTTCTTGATCAGCTCTAAATTTAGTTTCTTCCGCTTTTCTTTGAAGATCCATAGCTCTTAAATCAATTTCTTGTTGTTTAATTTTAATTAATGGGTCTTCCTTATTTTGAGAAGCATTTTCAGTTTGAACTAACTCTTGAGTTATCTGTGCTGCAACCTTAGCAACCTCAGATTCAAACAAAATTTCAAATTGTTGCGGGTCTTGTTGACCTAATTGTATCATTTCAGGATTTTGCATCATCATTTCTTTTACTTGAGCCTTAGCTTTAAATGAAATGTGATCAGAAATATGTGATTGAAGTAATGCATACACCTGAGGATTAATTTGTACCATTCTAGATGCCATAAATGCCATGTGTGCAGCAATATGTGCATCATGATCTTGAAATTCAAACGCTGTAAGCAACTTCATCTGAAGTGCACGTGCATTTTCTTTTGCAGGATCTAAAGGTTCTGGTTGTTTTGGTGGTGGTTTTAGAATTTGATCTATAGTTTTTGTTCCAAGTGCTTCATAAACACGTCTATAAGCTTCGTGTAAGTTGTGCATCTGTGGATTTGACTGTGCAATTTGCAATTGTGCCTGTGCTAACGTCACTCTTTGTGACATTGACATAATGTTTGGGTCTGCAACAGGTAAAATATCTACTCTGTTGTCAAAATCTGCTTGTTTAATTTGTCTTGGACCACCGTAAACATCGTAAGGATATTCTGGTGGTAAGTATTCACCACAAATTCTGGATAAAATTTTAAATTCTAACCTCATTGCGTAATAACATCTTTTGTGAACACCACTCATTACACGCGATCCTCTTTCCATCAACGCCATTGTAGTTCCAACAGCTCTATTTTGAGCATCGTTACCAATATTTGAATCTGTTATTGCAGCAAATTTTTGTCCTGCTTGTACTACAAAACCCATTAAGTTGTATAAGGTAGGTGATGGTTCCGTAAAGGGTAAATTAAAAAACTGATCTCTGATATTTCCGCCAGGCGCATCAACATCTCTGAACTCTCCTGGTTGAATTGGTTGGTCATCATCTCTTACTCTAATACCACGTGATTTAAATCCTGCGGGTAAATTTTTTAAAGTACCTGCATCGATCAATTGTCTTAAAGATTGAGTTGCAGCTTGTGATAAACCACCAATCATATGTGTAAGACCAAAACCATAGAAACCTAATCCTGGTAAAAATTTGTAATGTACAAAATATTCAACTCTTGAATAAGAACCATCATCTGGTTTGTAATTTCTATAGATAGATAAAATCTCTCCACTACCTTCATCAATAGTTACAATATATGGAATTTTAATTTTCTTAGCCTTGTCGTCAAAATCTTCGTAGTCGTCTAAATTTAAATCTACGTGCATTTCAAGAATTGTATTTAAGTAATCCGCACCTGTGCCTTTTACACCCTCTAATTCGTTTAATTTTTTCTGTACTGAATCTGGTTCTGAACTACTGTCAATTAATTCTATATCTCTATAAAAACCTGCAGCCATTTTCTTTGTGACATCGTTCTGTGTCATCTTAATTACATGAGTTATTCTCTCACAATCTTTTAAATCAGATGCGTAGTATGGAACTACTAAATCTTCTGCGGGTATAAATTTAGATACAGGTCTATCTAACATTGCATCATAGTAAATTTTCTTAAACGTAGATCCAGATAACGGTAGGTAAAATAACATCTGATCCATGTCAGTTGTGTAATCTTCCATCTCCTCCATCAGCAGGTAATTCATATAATCTTTAACTCTATCTGCTTGTTGTTCGGTAGCCGGTGTTTGTAAGCCTATAACTTGTGTTCTAACTGGCCCATCAGATGGTACGAGTTCTTTGTACGCTTGTGCTTGGAATTGTGTAACTGATTCAGCTAACAATGGATGCGTGACACCGGAAGCTCCTTTAAATGGTTTTGTTACTTCCTGGTACTTAGTTCCTAATAAATCTAAACCTTTAATATAAGCATCTTCCCAT